GCGCCTACCCCTTGCACTCCAGTTAAACTAAAACTTGGTACAATGGACACACTACCTATAGAGCCTGTGCCTTCAACGCCTGTGGGCCTAACTAAGCCTGTGTAATCTAGTGTTACTGTGCCTACTGCACCGGTAGCTGCAACACTTGGAGCTACAATGTTAGCCGTGTAATTAACGGTAACAGTACCAACAGCTCCTGTACCAGCTACGGAAATGCCATTAGCACCCCAAGCTCCTTCTCCCCATCCGCGTTCGCCCCAGACGGCTCCAAGTCTTAGAGTGGTAGAAGCCTCACCGCCCCATCGGTTAAAACCCCAAGCCCGTTGACCCCATGCGCTCATGGCATTACCCTACTTATGCAATACGGATGATAGCCGCAGCAGCACTGGCAGTCGGGAATTGTATCTGAAAGTCACCTGAACTTACTGTTTGATCACCGCCAAAGCTCAACACTGCACACGCTGAATTGGAGTCACTTGTATCGTAGATCAACCCCCCACACGTTGTGAACGAAGAGGAAGTCCACGTTAAAGCACTAAAGTTAGTGATGGCTGTTGTTCCATCCGCTGTAGGGGTAACAGAGGTAAGAAGCTTACCAAGTTGTGTGTACCCTGTGGCTGTGGGTAACTCATCACTACCCATTTGAGAATAGTTAGTAGTCGCCGCGCCAAATGTGCCACTGCCTGACGCTGTAGCTTTGAAAAGCGCCAACTTAAATGTGGTGCTTCCTGCGGTGAAATCGTGTAAACCCTTCATCAACTCGACTTTGAACGATGTGGGCATTGCCGTTGTAATTGTAATAGCCATGTTAGACCTCTAATAGTTTGACGAGTTCAGGATGCCCAGCATCCGTAAAACGGTTAGTTAATGTTGTATTGTGAGAAGCTACTGCCTGACGTAAATAGTTGAGCATTACGTTTTTAATATCTTCTCTAAATGCCTCTGCTTGCGCCTGTATTACAGGGTGTGAGCTATTCCCAATAGAAATAACTTCGTTTACTGCGTGTACTGCGAGTTCTTCAGGAGTAAACCCTCTACCTGAAACCATAGTAGCTGTTGCTATTCCTATCTTTGCACCGCCTTTTGTACCAATCATAAGTTATCCTAGTTAGGGGGAACCCGTACTACTCCTGAACGATATGTGTCTGTCTCTAACCTACCTGCGCCCAGGTTACGTAGCAATATCATAGATTGTGCGTATAGTTTCTCATATAACGCTACCATATCTGGCTCTCCTTTCTGGAACCGTATGGCTTCTACTAAGGCTCCATTAAGAAGAGCTGAGTCAAATTCTTCACCTAACCACGTAGTGCCAGCAGTTACTATGGAAGCAGGATACTCAGCGTAGTGTATTTCTGACTGATACGCCGCATCAGGTGTTGGCCCCAGGATAAAAGTAGTCTGCCCAAATATACCGTAATGTACAGGCAAACCTGTTGCTGTAGGTAAAGGGTAAGCTTCTCGCATAAAACTAACATCTTTGTTAAGCAAATAATGGTAGTTCCCCGTGCCGTCTATAACCGCTAATGAATATACATAAAGTATATTAGAAGGCATTGTCAGGTATTTGTTGTTAATGCTCATGTTACCTGTTTGATTCTTACGCATAGCAGGTAAATCTACAGTAGCAAAAATTAACTGCTCTGCTTGCTGAGTAAACATAGCCAACTGATCGTCTGTAAACGTCTGCTCACAGATGTCTTGTATATTGGTCTTAAGTTCGGTGTAGTTCACCTAACACTCCCTACGCCATAGGCCCACGGGCAATAATGCCTTTTGTAGCCGCACCTACACCACGTATCTTAATACCTGTAGTCTTAACTGGGCCAGAAGACTGCTCTGGTGAGTTAACTTTTGTACCAGGGTTGTACTCTTTAATACCACCCACTTTTTTAACTTTAATCTTATCCATAACCTTACCTCATCATGTTGGTGTATTTGCTTGCCCACCCATACCGCTGTGAGCAGTGCAATAATAGTGTAACGTAGGTGCTCCTGCTGCTACTACTATTTGTGTATAAGCCCCTGGGTTACCCGGTACTCCACTCGTTGTAACTCCTGTGGTGTACTCTACTCCCCCACCCCACGTTCCATTTGGAGTTGTTGAAAACCTCAACGGGTGTGGGCCGTTTGTACCATCTGACTGATCAAATTTGTAAGTATTCCCCTCAAACAAAGTTAGTGTAGGGCTTACCACTCCATCTACATAGAATTTGTTACCTGCCCCGTATCCGTTAGTCCCTGGTGCTACTGTAATTGTAAATGTTGTTGTTAACACTATTGTTACTTGCCCCACTTGACCAAAGGCAAAGAGGGGGTCTACCGGTTGTATCCGCGCTCGACTTTCAGGGTATCCTGTAAAATCGGGTCTTGGGTCACGTAATGCCTGTGGGTCACTAACAGGAAACGTACCTAACATTAACTGCGGCTGGTCAGGGTTCCAACATTCAGGGCAAGCTTTAATTCCCGTAACCACCGCCTTTATTACTAATGGCCTTAACTGCCTTAGTCTGTACTGAAATCCACATACGTCACATTCTGCTAACGCATTTTGCCCCGACGCAAATCTTTCACTCATGGCTATCTAGGCCCATACAAACGAGGAACAAGCATTTCAGAAGCTTTCTCTCTGTCTTCCCCCGCCGCAAGTGTGTACTGTTCATCGTACTGTGCTTTTAACATCTCTAAACGCGGTAACCCTTCGGGCAACTTAGTAGCTATGTAATACGCTAGTCCTGCTACCAAAGCGGGAAAAAACCTAAAAGGCATATCAGGGTTTTGTATCCCAGACCCTGCATCTTGTATACGCCTTAACCTCCAATACCTAATTATGTAATAAGGCTGTGGAACTGTGCCTAAGTTCGGTACAGGCCACACAGTAATAGTAGGGTTATCTCGTAACCTGTCTATCCAACACTGTATAGGTCTGCCTTGCGTAAGCTTGTTAGGGATAGAAGCATAGTTATCTACACTGATACGCGAAAGGTTAAGGTCTGTTTGAAGTGTGGCACTGCCTTGATTTGTACGAATAACTTGTTCAATCAAATCAATAGTATCCGCAGGGATATCATATGTGGCTGTACCTTGGACAAGGTTTATAAAACCCTCCTCGATAGTCCACATATTGACACCACGGTTAGCCCACTCAATCGTCAACAAGTTCATAGACCGTCTAGCTGTTTTTAAATCATACCCGGAATGCAACTCACGACCAGCACGTTCAAACGCTTCTTCCGCGATTTCCGTGAACTCCATGTTAAATGAGGCAGTGCCAGACGTAGCCATGTTTTAGCGCCCTCTTCTAGCTGGGCCTTTCTTTTTAGTCATACCACCACCGCGCATCTTTTTTGGCATAGTCATACCACCAACACGCATGTTTTTAGTAGCACGTTTTCTTACTGGGCCTTTCTTTTTAGCACCTTTCATCTTGTAATCTCCTATAGAATTTATTACGTAGTTTATACATTGGTTCTACATCATACGCTTTAAAATATTGCTCGTAATACCCCACAGCCCTTAGCTTTTCAGCCGCTTGCTCTAACTTAGAAAGCCGCTGTACAAAAACCAGTGCATATTCAATGTCTGTCTCTGGTTCAAAGTCTTCACTATCTAGCAGCTCTTGTTCATCATCGTCAGGGTGAAACCCCATAACCCATAAGTCTTTGTCTTTGTACCAATTTTCAGAAATACGCTTGTTAATTATGTCGTTATATTTATGGAATCTGTCTTCTCTTTTTATAAAAGCAGTATCTACTATTATTACTAAGTCCTTGCTTTCATTCCAGTTTTCTAAAGTATTAGAAAGTAATCCATAAGATTTATCTTCCTTAAAAACCACTTCAACTTTGTTGTCTTCCCACGCTGCTTTTGCGTAAGGACACGCGGGTATGTCATTGAACTCAGAGTTGCGTGGTTCTAATACGTACTTAGACCAATCTCTAATTTCTGTAACTACCCCCGTTTTTTCTTGTTGGTTAATCATTTTTTCTTAGCCGCTTTCTTCTTACGCAAAGACTTTACTCTTCTTGGCTTACCTGCGGGTTGTCCCAGGCGTTTCTTCTGAGCCACACGAGATTTTTTCTCCGCTGCTGTCATTTCCTTTGACGTTTTGGGGGTTTTACTTGAAACCCGTTTAGTTGGCCTACAATACGGTGTTCCTCGTTTATCCCCTTTCTTACGTCCACAGGCTTTGCCTGTCTTTACGTCTTTCCAATCTTCTTTGAACCAACGTTTTAGCGCGGCTCCTTTTTCTGTTTTACGAACGGCCACTAGCTTTCTTCTTCCTGCACTTGGCTATAGCCCCTGACGCATAAGCAGAAGGAAAGACTTTGTACTGTTTCTTAACCTTCCGATAACAAGCATCTTTAACAGAACCACCTTTTTTGAGGGCGGTTACTTTTCTGGTATTGCGGGGCATTTTAGAAGCGTCCATCATTCCCATGCCCCTACACTTCATCATACCAACTACCTCACTTAGTTTTTTTC